GCTGTGTCGGAGACAGTAAATGCCGTTACAATCTCATTGAAGACTTCTGATGTTCTTGCAGTGTCATCCTTATCATAGTCTTTGATAGCAACAGGAACCGCAGTATATCTGAGTTGTCTGTTTGGAGTCTTGAGATTTTCAGTTCCTTGCATATAATCGACCTGAACTTTTTTGATAAGTCCATCCGTAGTTGGATTGATAGGTCCGTAGAGATATGCCTTACAAGTGAAGTTTAATGTATAGATAAGAGCTCTCCTGGTTAAAAAGTCTCCTTCATAATTATCATCCATTTGAATCCCTTCTAATGTAATTGGAATATCCCTAGCTTCTCCAATTACATCAGTTAGATTTACTGTTAGATTGAATGATGGTTGAAAATATGGTAAGATCTGCTCTAAGATCTGTAGAGCATCCTCATTAAGCTTAGTAAGGATACTCAACTGCATATTAATATTGTAAGGGACAGGCATATATCCCTTAATCAGTTTGTTAGTTTCTTTATTGACTGCCTTGAATGTTTGCATAGTAGAAACTTTTCTACTAGCATCATATGTCACCCCAATCATCTCGAATGACATTCTTGGCAATGTCAACGCACCAGCAGGTTTACCAGGAGATCTTAAGTCTCTACTTTGTTCTAATCGCGCCAGAAACTTCTGTGTTGGTCCGTAAGAAATGGGAACATTAATGACACTGAAAGTCTTGTCATTTTTATCTTGATGCTTGATCTCGATCCCATTAAACAGGGTTCCGAAGGAGATAATTACCTTCCTGATTATTTCGTGATAAAAATGAGAGCTTAACATAATACAGTATTTTTAACTATTTAGACTTCTCCAAAAGGATTCTTTTCGGTAAAATCAATGATCTTGTCCGCTTCAAATTCAATGTCTTCATTTGAAGCATAGTCAGTATTTTCAAAGGATTCGTTGACAACTGCAACCGTGTAACTTGCAGCTGCACCAACAATGGACTCACCATATGCAAAGTTACCTGTTGCATTTCCAAGTTTCAGAATTCTGTTACCAGCATCCCAAGAAGCAACAATCGCACTAGTACCACTAGAAACTCCTCTTACAGACTCACCAATTACAAAATCACCAAAGACTGGGTTTGTAACTTCTTCGATATCCACCACTGGAGTAACCGCAGTATAACCAGTTCCTGCATTTGAGAATCTGATCTTAGCAATACTGGAAGACGTACTAACAACCGATTCTGCTTGTGCATTTTTAATCAAGTCTGTCTTATCAATAGACTGGGGAATAAACACAGAAGTGATTCCTACAGTTGGTTTGAAGTTATATCCAAATCCAGCAGTATTAATTCCAACTGGTCCAAGGACACCAGTCGATACTACAGCAGTAGCAATGGCTACTGATGTTGGTTTGCCACCTCTAAAAGTGACAGATGGTGGAGTTGTATATCCAGTTCCTGGGTTGTTTAGTAAAATTCTATCGATTGACTTATTAGGAACTCCAGTTCTACTAGTCATGATAGCAACCGCAGTTGCCTGTTGACCAAGATCTGGTTGTTCAATAGTCATCAATGGATTGGAAATATATCCACTACCACCATAAACAATTTGTAATCCAGATACTTCTCTATCCGCATTCAGAGAGGCATATACTTCTGGATATTCATTATTTAAGTTCTCAACGAACTGAGATGTCTTAGACGTTGGTGTATCTATTTCTTGTTCTGATGTTGTTGTTGGAACAAGAGATTCACTAGCAGTTCTGAAAGAAGTATCTCCAGTGAGATTAAGAGTTACATGATCGAGATATCCAATATATCCATCTCTGATTGTGTTTAGTTTGCCTAGACCAGAAGAATCAGCACCATAGTGTAGTTGATTGTTCGCAAAGAACATGATTGGGTCTGCATTACTATATTCGGATCCAGGATTACCATTCACACAGAGTTTGGCATTAGAACCATGCTGTTCAATTCTAATGAAGTTCCATGCATTTAATGTAAGTGGATTCGGATTTTCAATAGCAGTAGATCCAGAAGCAAAAACTACAGTTCCAGAATCTCTATGGTATAGTTTGATTCTATCGGACCACAAGATAACTCCACCATAACTTGGATTTGGAGTAAACGTGGTTGGATAGAACCACATACTGAAGGACAATCTTCCATCCTCAGTATCTCTAGAATCAATATTTGTTGGGAACTCAAATCTTGACGATGCTGTACTTTGAGCATTGTCATGATACAACGAGTTATTTCCAAACTTCGTTTGTGCTGCTACTGTTCTGTTTGGTGGTGTAAACGTTACTTGTGGAATCTGAATGTAATTGGTTCCACCAAAATTAATGGTTAAATCTTTTACACGTCCGTTGACTGCTGTAGCAATACCAGTTGCTTGTTTACCTCTGGTTGGTTTTGAGATGTATACAGTTGGAGTTCCTTTATAGTTACCATCATCAAATAGTTGTACGTATTGTACTGACTTTGTACCGAAGATAGTAGAAGCAAGAGATACGGATGCAGTTGCATTAGAATAAGTATCTTTAGCCAGTTGTAATGTCACTAGTTGACCACCGCCCATGCCGATGGGTTCCATAACCTCATCACCATTTACACCAGCAAGAGTATCTGGGAGATCGATGACCTCATCTTCATACTCAAAGATCTCACATCTCAATTCATACATATAGAGATCATTGAGTTGGTAGAAAGGAACTTTTGTTTCTACAAACTTAATCTCAAACAACGCATTATCTAGAGGGAGATAAATTAGATCTCCTTCCTGGGGTCTGGTAGCAACTTTAATCTCATCCTCTGGCCACAATTTCAACAAAGGAGAGATGAAATCATCATATCTTTCCTTTGAAATAACTAACTGAATTTCGTCTTGCGATCTAACACCAAACTTTGATAAGATCTCGGATGGACTTCCAAATCCATCAAAGTTTACTAAGTATGCTTCGAGTCGGAAACTATCATCAAATCTAGATGCAGTTATTTCTTTAATAACTGTTTGCTCATTAACAATCCTCCGAGGCATATACAAAACGTCCTGACCGAACATCTTCAAATGCTCGTTAACCAAGTCCTGAACTAATCTTTGTTCGCTTGGTGAACCGTGGAGAAAAAATGGATTTAAGGGCATTATCCTATCATGTCTAGAGGTGGCATGGCATATTCGGTCATCAGTCTCTGTTCGTGATCCTCAATTTCTCTTTGAGCATCGTCAAACAGTTGTCTACCGTTCATCTCAAGTCCACCAGGAAGTTTAACTCCTTGGAACTTGATGAGGTTCTGACCCCACTGTCTCTTGATTAAAGACGTTGTGTATCTCTTGACCCATGGGTCATTGTATACGGCAGTCTCACTTTCAGGATCTACAATCCTGTAACAATCTAGGAGTAAGTAGTGATTGCTTTGTAGATCATTTAGGGTAATATCTAGATAAAGTCTATTATTTTTCTTATTGAATCTTACCTGTGCATCTGGATTAATTAGATAATCAAGACTTTCTAAGTATGACTTGACCATCGCATAGTTCAATAAATCAACTGCTCCGTAGTAGTATAAATCATTAAGGAAGAGTTGATATTTAATGTTGAACAATCCATCGGACACCGAGGAGGAGTCAATTTTAAATACTTTATTGACTCCAATGACAGATTCTGGAAGAGGAAGATAGTTCGCACCTTCCTCGTATTCCATCATAGAAACACCACCGTGGCTGCTTGTACCTGTAGTTGTACTAGCAATTCCCACTAATGTTTGTTTTTCTGTCTCTAGAAGTTTATGCTTAAGAAATACTCGATCTATTCCCTCTCCATGTCTTTCATGGTATAATTGGATTGCATCGTCAATCAGATCTTCGATTTGATCATCATCGACGTTGACTTCTAATACTGGCTTTCCGAGTTTCCTGAGGCAATATTGCTTCAACTCTTCTCTGCTGGAGGGCTTAGCCATTCCTAATAATAATAGGGTTCTCAACATATTTATGTCTCATGAAAAAGTACTTTATAGATGAATCAAAAGTCTTTGCAGTCAATGAAGATTTGGAAGGCAGAGTAGAATTAATGGGTTGGGAAAAAAAGCCCATTGTGTATATTGATAATTTTTACAAGAACCCCGACATGGTTAGGGATCTAGTTTTTAGGATTCCTCCAACTTTTAACAGGAGAATTTGTGGTGGACTGCCTGGAGGACGAGTTAGTGTTAACTTCGACCTGACTCACCTAGCACCAATATGGATGGATATTGCCAAAGAAGTTTATGGATTAAAAAAATCCGAAGAACCTAGATTCCAAATTGCATGTGAAGAATTAACTTTCTCCGTAAATGTTACTGGAGATGAACAATGTCAAATTCCACACATCGATTATCCCATGGAATTAAACGAACTTGCTAGAGGTTGGGCAGGAGTAATTTATTTAAATACACCAGAAGAATGCCATGGAGGAACAGGGTTCTACACATATAAAGGAATGAGTTGCGTTGATATAGAACAATCGGGTATTTGGCGAGAAGAAATTGTGAGAGATAGTGTTGGTCCTTGGGAGTTAGTTCATCTAGCAGAAATGAAGTATAATAGATTAATCTTCTATCCAGATGATTTTCTTCATACGGTATATCAACATCCTGGTCACTTTAAGACTAATAATGACAATGATACCAAACCTTATAGGTTAGCCCAGTCTCTATTTTTACCAGTTCCACTTTACAGTCAAAACGAAGCCGTAGAAAATATTAAAAAAGCATTGAAAAGCGACACATGATCTTACTTACGGGATATAAGGGATTCATTGGATCTCACTTCCTAAAATACCTAGAGAATGAAGCAGAACGTGACGTTATCGGTATTGATATGGATAATGCATGGGATTTCATGGCTAAATTCAATGGTTGGAAAAATGTGGACCTAATCATTCATAATGGAGCAATCTCAGCCACTACAGAAAAAAACTGGATGAAGATCTCCCACTACAACCAAACATTTACTGCTCATCTCTTTGCTCATGCGATAGAACACAAGATTCCTATTAAGTATGCGTCTTCAGCATCTGTGTATGGCAATCAAACAAAAGAGTGTAGGAAAATAAATCCCCTAAATCAATATGCAATTTCAAAACTAATTATAGATTATTACGTGTTGGACAATCTAGATCGGTTTGAAAGTATCCAAGGATTTAGATATTTCAATGTATATGGAACTGGTGAAGACCATAAGGGAGATCAAGCAAGTCCAGTCTCAAAGTTTACCAAACAAATTAGAGAGACAGGTAAACTCAAATTGTTTGAAGGATCCGATAAGTTTTACCGAGACTTTGTATGTGTGAATGATGTAGTCAATATTGTCATGAACAATGATGCTCCCAGTGGAATCTATGACATCGGAACAGGTAAACCAATTTCATTCCAGAGAGTTGCAGAGTTAGTTGCTAAAAAAGAAGGGGGAGAAATCGAAATGATTCCTTTCCCCGATCATCTGAAAGGTAAGTATCAAGACTATACCTGTGCAGATATGGAATGGTTAAATTATAGACTTAAGACTGTTGAGGATTATCTAGATACGAAATGAATGCAGTAGCTGCATACTTATGATCTGTTATAGGCATAGTTCCAACATGTGGAAATAAGTAATTGCATGGAAATATCAAAATATCCCCAGCAACACATGGAATACTAATATCTTGATTTGGAAAGTCTGTATTGCCTCCTTCTTCTACATCATTTAAGTACATAACTATACCTAAAACTCTGGATATATTACCAGGACCAGGACCTTGATCTACGTGCCAACCAAAAAATCCTTCTCCTTGTTCATACTTTCTAACAGTATATCCAGTAAATGATAAAGAGTTTGGTGGTAGGGGACACTCCTTCTTATATCTTTCCATACCCTCAAAAAAAGCTTTAGTTAAAATATCGGATACTGAATCATCTGGTGTAGGATAAACTTGTCTGGTACGTTTTTTATCTTTTACCACATGGTTCTGTTGACCAGCATCATATCCATATACTGCACCATCAACGTGCCTATCTTCAACTTCATGAAACCATGAAATTATATCAGTACATTCTTCTTTCGATAGAACATTATATGTTTTAATCAGGTCTTTGGTGTTCATCGATTAGAGGGATATTTTGTGTGTAGTAATTTATGAAATTAGTAGCAATATATTTTTCATTAGAAATAGGAACATTACCTTTATGTTTGAAAAGATAATTGCATGGAAAAAGAAGAACCTTTCCTTTCTCTGGTTTTACTGCTATGTTCCAATCTGGAAATTCGGTTTCTCCACCAACATCAACATCATTGAGGTACATAATGCAAGCAAATAATCTGCCTACTGTACCAAATGCGTGTTGATCAACATGAGTTTTAAATATTCCTTCGTCTTTGGGATATACTCTAACGCAATAATCATTTAAGGTCATGCTATTTTCTGGAACTGGATACCTAGAACCAGCTTCTCTGAAGGCAGACATGGTGATCTCCGTCATTTTGTCTGAGATAGACGCTCCTGGAGGAACTAGAGTCTGAATAGCATTCTTAAAATCCTTGTCAACTTTGGCACCTTTATCTTGATCCCCTTCTGTACTATAAACACACCCATCAGTTTGTAGATGTTTATTTAATTCAAACCATTCAAGTATTTCATCGCAGGTTTCCTCTGGAATGTGATTTTTCAAAACCACAATTAAGTCAGTTATCTTTTCTGCTTTCATCAATCCCCAGGTTGAATTCTATTACTGTCTTCATCAAAGTGTTCTGTACTAAACTCAAATAGTTCAGTATCCAAAAGACCATACATTCTATGTTTCATCCCAATGGGAACATGAAACTTATCTCCTGGTTCCAAGACAGCTACACTAGCCATCTCAATATTATCGTCCCATCCATAGTAGATTTTAATTTTTCCACTTTGGACGTAGAAAACTTCGTCTTTCTTCTTATGAAAGTGCCAAGAACATTGTTTTCCTTTTGCAATGAAAAGGAGTTTACCACAATATTGTTCGGAGTTAACGATCCACTTTTCATATCCCCATCCTTTGGATACGAATTTAATCGGTTCCCCCGCTCTAGGTCTTGAAGAAATCATCAGAGTGTACTCCTTTATCGTCAATGTAATAGTCGGCGGCAGGTTTCCCTAGGAAAAGATCATCGAACATACACCCCCATCCTACAAGTTGTTTGAGAGTGAAATCATAATACTTTTCTTTAGCCTTTTCTCTATCATTATCAAATGTACCCATACCTCTAGCGGTATGATAGATTATTTGATGTCCTTTAATATATAGATCGTTTATTTTAGCGATCCTTTCTCTGATAGGTACAGCTTCAGTATATCTACCTTCTCCCTTTCCAGGAATACAGATAGTGCCGTCTATATCTACGTTATATCTCATTCGGGTCCTAAGTATAAGGTTTTGAGTGGATGTTTTTTCATAGAACCAGTTTTGGAATAATGTTGTGCCTTGGATACTCCAATACTAACTCCAGCATCATTGCTGATAGGTTCCACATATAGTTTAACACCTTTTGGCAACTTATCCAAATACCAATAATTTGCGACACAATTTAGAGCGCATCCACCAGTTAAAATAATATTTTTACGTTTCGATATTGCAAGAGCGTCCAACAAAATTTTCAACATATGTGTCTGAAAATCTTCTTGAAGTCTCCAAGCAAGATTAGCTAATTTTTCAAAATAATCCTCAGTATTTGTAGCTTCTCTATAGTGAGGTAAGTAATCATACGGAATAAAATTACATCCGTGTTTAGTCCTATAAAAAAGATTTGAATCTACATTGAATCCATCTACAAGGAAAGATCTAATATTGGGATCCTCTCTGCCATATGGGGAAAGACCCATCAATGTTCCAGCCCCAAGTCCACCAAAACCCATGTAAGAAGATATCGCTGAATATGCCATACCAATTCCACATGTCCACTCACCTTTATGTTCCGTTTCTTCACAACTATCATAAGAAGGCGTAGACATCCCTCCCAAAGGATTCATATTAAATGGATAAGATGCATCGAAGATGGAAACAACTTCATGTCTATCTTCTGCAGGAGAAGTAAAGTTTCCCATACCATCAACTACAACTACAACTGCATCATCAAAGCCAGAATTATAGAATCCACAATAAGCATGAAATAAGTGGTGATCGAAAAATTTTTCAAATTTTTCCTGGACTCTTTTATACTTAAAAGAGCTTTGTTCATGTGGAGGAAGTTTCAATGTTTTGGCAACATACATCATTAGCAGATCACTACTACGATCTAATGTACTTACTCCCAGTTTATCTTTAGATATCAATGAAGATGTTCCTATTTCATACTTTTCAATCTCATCCATGGTAAGTCCACCAAGAACCATGTTACACACATGAAATGGATCGCTATCATGTTTCAATCTAGATAATCTTTCTTCTTCCAGAAAAAGTTCAATGTCGCCATCTTCAGAAAGAACTGATACTGAGGAGTTATGGGATAAGTGAAATCCCACTTGCTTTTTTAATTTCATTTTGGACCCAAATACAAATTTTTGAGAGGATGTTTTTTATATGATTGAGTTTCACGATAATGCAAATATTTTGCAAGTCCTAAAGAAACTCCAGCATCATTGCTAATAGGTTCTACATATAGTTTGACATCTTTTGGTAATTTATCCAAGTACCAATAATTTGCAACACAATTTAGAGCACATCCGCCAGTAAGAACAAGATTTCGCATATTTGTTCTTTCAAGTGCATCGGTGAGAAGAAATAACATGTGAGTTTGAAAATCTTCTTGAAGTCTCCAAGCAAGATTTGCAAGTTTTTGAAAATGTTTTTCTGTGTTTATCGCCTCTACATGAGGAGGGAGATAGTCATATGGGATAAAGTTTGCACCAAATCTAGTTCTATAAAACAAATTAGAGTCTACAGTATATCCATCATCCAAAATAAAAGATTTGATATTTGGATCTTCCTTACCATACGGAGCAAGACCCATTACTTTTCCAGCTCCAAGTCCACCAAATCCAAGATAAGATGATACTGCAGAATATGCCATACCTATTCCACAGTTCCATCCAGCTTTATGTTCTGCAGAATCACAAGCCATGTAAGTTGGTGTAGACATTCCAACAATTGGAACCATTGTATTTGGATAACCACCAATGAAAGTAGTAGCAACTTCTACATCTCTGTCATTATTTTTTAATGCATTTCCCATAGCATCAACTACTACAATCGCTGCATCATCAAACCCAGAATTATAGAAACCACAACATGCATGTAAAAAGTGATGCTCGTTGTATATTACTGTTTGTGCATGTTTACGACTGTGATCACACCACTTATCAAAACCTTTGTAAGTTAGTATCTTAGCGATTGTTCTATTAACCGTCTCCGTAGCAACTTTTAGAGAGTTTCCTCCCTTATTGTCATCTTCCAAAAGTCCAGTCATTCCAAGATTATATGTATTGGAATAATCTTCAGAATCTATTCCTCTAAAATGTTTGTCTAATACGTGAAATGGATCTCCGTCATGTTTGATTCTAGAATACCTCTCTTCTTCGATGAATAGCTCTGTTTCTCCTTGATCAATAATGCAAAGGGAGGAATCATGAGAAAGATTAAGTCCAACTTGTTTCATACTGGTCCTCCAGGAGGCTGATCATAATAAATGTTACCTGATATAGTTATGCCTTCATTTCCAGGGGGAACAAAGTGTTCAATGAATGATGGGAAAATTATAATATTTCCAGGAGAAACTTTGGGACTAAAATCAAGAGGAAATGCATCACCCAAATATCCCCATTGATTCATTTGATTGTGTCTACTTGGAGATAGGAAAACTGTTTTTGATTCCTCAACGTCCACATAAATTACAAAACTCCATTGAGCTCCAGAATGAATATGGGGATCTTGCCAATCGGTTTTTCCATACTTATTACGCCAAACAGAACCGATGAAAAAAGATTTATCTGTATATTGACCAATGCATTCCCAAATCAATCTACCAAGATAATTATATGACTCATCAGTGAGGCAATCCTCCTCCATTGTAGTTGGAGTTCTCGAAATAAAAGTTGGTTTATAGTTTGGTTCCTCTTTAAATTCTAATTTATCGACATCAATTGGTTCGATAAAGAAAGGCATCCAAAATACTGGATTAGGTTGTTTGAATTCGTTCATTATAAATCCTCCCAATATCATCTCTAGTTAGTTGATATGTTCCTGGGTTCTCGACAGAAATAGAAGCTGCTCTATTTGCGAGATCAATAGACTTTTGCATATCTTTTGTAGCAAGAAACTCGGAGACTAATGCCGCAAGAAAGGTATCACCAGCTCCACATACGTCAAATACATTGACCGTTCTCGGTTGAAAATGAATACCACTCCATTTACAACCATTTGCTCCCAAAGTGACGATCAGATTAGTATCACTGGGCATATATTCCCTATCAAGTAGATCATATTCCTTCTTGTTTATCTTGTAAAAGACATTAGATTGTTGAAATAATCTAGTCTTTTTAGTATCAATGAAAATAGGTCCATTGAAATACGTACAAACAGTATGCATTGCTTGAGTTGTGAGGAACCCTTTATTGTAATCTGATATCACTAGTGCATCGTATCGACTATGCATGAATGCCATCTTGACCTGAGGAGCACTCAATGGAGTAACTTTAGGTGTTGAATCAACTCTAAGTAATTGATAGTTACTTTTTCTATCAACAAATCTTGTTTTTTTGATTGTCTCTTTTTGCGTAATTAGATTAGTTCTAATACCAAGTGACTTCAAGTTTGCATTAACATTCGCTGCCATTCCTGCTTTTACTTCTGTGGAAGTTTTATCAAGAACAGGAATAGGTCCCTCTGGATTCAATCTAGAACAATCTCCATAGATGTATTCATCTTCACAGGAGTCGCCAATAACCAATACACTATAATTCATCAGTTCAAATGGTTTGTTAGAATTTTATTAATAACAGCACTAGATGAGTAGTCCCCTACTCTTGGGAGAAATCTAACTTCCTTAGCAAGATCTTTACCGACAACATCGCCTCCTTCCCAATCATTCCCCAAAAGAAGAATGTCTGGTCTATAAAGTCTGATTAATCCCTCTAAACCAGACCTGTCATGAAAATAATGAACAACATCAATATACTTAATAGACTTAAGCATTGATACCCGATAACACAAATCATTAATAGGTTTAGTTGGTCCCTTGTCTTTTTTGATCTTGCAATCACTATCAGTAGCGACGATTACACGATCACCAAGAGACCTTGCTACTCGGAATAATTCAATGTGTCCTGGGTGAAGAATATCAAATGTACCATTAACAAAAACTGTCTTCATTAGTTTTTAACCTCAATCATCAAACCATGTTCGGGCAAGTAAAGGTATTCAATATCAGAGTTAGCGAGGGTTCTACAAGCGTCATCAAGTGTTTCAACGAGAGGTTCGCCACCCAGATTAAAAGAAGTGTTAAAGACAATAGGACAACCAGTAGCTTCATAGAACTCTTTAATCAGATCATGATAATTTTTGTTCTGTTCCTCAGTGACTGTTTGAATTCTACAAGTTCCATCAACGTGAATAATTGCGGGAATCTTTTCTTCAATACCTTTCTGACACTTAACAGCATACATCATAAATGGAGTTTCGTCCATGCCACGGAGATCAAACCATTCATGAACATGTTCTTTTAGAATTGACCCAGCGAATGGTCGGAAATATTCACGACGTTTTACCTTATTAACGAAGTCTTTTCCATCGGGATCGCGGGGATCATATAGAATAGAACGATTGCCCAGTGCTCTAGGACCAGCTTCAGATCTACCTTGGAAAACAGCAACAATATTTTTGTTGGTAATTAGATCAATTACGTCTTTGTTTGTAGCTTCAAAGACTCTTGTAGACTCATACTTATCTGCAGTATCTACAATTTCATCAGTTGTATACATGTATTCAAATCCAGTATAAAGAGTTTTTAGTGGTTCACGGACTTGTGCATCTTTCGTTACTCTATGGTATTGGAGAAGTGCTGCTCCAATTGCAGTACCAG